CGCTCCTGTCCCGACTCTAGAAATTCGTGATAGCTCGATTCATCGTACTCGCCCGTGGCCGCAAATCCACCTGGAGTTGTCCCGAGGAGCTTCGTGATCGGAGTTCCGGCAGTGGCCGCAACGAGCGAATATTGCGTCATGACCAGCGAGTCGAAATCAGCGAGCGGAGTATCGAACTGCTGATATTCGTCGCCATCTTTTTGGCCGATCTTGAGGCCAAAGTTGTCCCGCATCGCGACCCACCAACTCATCATCTTGCTGGCCTTGATGGAGTCGGCCATCATCTTGGTCATGTCCGTCAGCCAGACACTGGTTCGCTTCGACAGCGCGAGCGCCGGGGCCTCATTGGCCGTTCGCTCAGCGCAGTAGACGCGCTCCATGATCATCTGTGGCAGAGGAATGCCACCGAAGAGATACAGCGGCTTCAGCACATCCGGCGGATCGGCGTACTTGAAGATGACCAAATGTGACCGGTGAACTCGCTTCGATCCGATCAGCCACCACGTCGGCTCGTAGAAGTGTCGGCCGCTCGGGACGCCGGCGGAGTCCATATCGAGGATCGGCGCGGTCCAGTAAGGATCAATCTGACTGATCCCCTTGTACTTCCCAGGCTTGACCGCGTCCGGGTTGAACGGAGTCTCGTAATACTTTGGGTCTTCCGACTCGACCTCGAAGAGCGCAATGCGAACACCGAAGATGCGGCCTTTGATGCCGAAGTCCCGCAGCTGTCCCTTGATTCCTATTTTGCGATCCGCTCGCTTGAGGATCTTGAGCGCGTCACCGGGAAGATCATCCCCGTCCGCAGTCGTGATGTCGTATCCGTTTCGGATCGCATCATCGACTGGCGTGGCACATGCTTTGTAAACGAGCCAGTGCTGCGCGATGAATGCCGCGTTCTGATAGCCGATGAAACCCTGCTTCATGAACCACGGCATGAGCTGCATTTCGCTCTGCCCGGCTTCGACCGCAATAGCCTTGAACGCCGGCAATCCGTTGTCGGACGAGTCCATGGCGCCCATGGCGCCCATGGCGCCACCGACCACTGCGGTGCCTGGAGATGCGTCCCTTACCTTTACGACTCGGACGGAGTCGGTCGCCTCTCGTACTGATCTTAGGAACGACTCGTACTGACGACGGGTTTCCTCCCGCTGTCTCTCGAGCATGTCCTGCACGCCATCCAGATCATACTTATCCGCGCGGCTTCTCTCTGGCGGCGCAGACTGTTGTGGCGCCTTGCGACGGAAGGTGGGCAGGCGAAACATCAGAAAAAGTCAATGAGGCTGTTGGAGCCCAACATCAGATCGCTGAGCGCCCACACGGCGGCGTCAAGACGATCTGGGGAGTAGCCTGCCGCGGCGCGATCAAAATCCAACGTCATCTCGCACAATTGATCCTCGAGTTTGGCGAAGTTGCCAACGTGATGGACTTTGCCTTGCTCGTACAAAGCGGCAATGGGTTCTGCGCGAATGACTTTCCCGCGCGTCGCATGCACCGCGCGATAAGACACGCTGGCGTCTACACTGCGCAATGTGGCCTCTACCATTTCTCCGCCGTTGTTGATCTCCGCGATGATGCGGTCGGCCTTATGGCCTTTGTACGCATTGATCGCTTTACGTGCCCACGTAAGGGGCTGGTATTGTCCTGACATGTCATCGAGCACGTAGCCGTGACCATCGGCCCCGATCCCAGCAACGATGATTCCAGTCTCATCGCTCCCTTCCTCGCTCTTGGCGGCCGGGTCGATTGCAACCACGATTCGGGTGAGCGCTGGCGCGTTGAGGACGCGCAGCTCGTCAATTTTAGAACGCTGCCATAGCGCATTCGGTACGTCGGTCAGAAGCTCGGCGAGCAACTCCTGTCTGCCAAGTCTAGTGCCCTCGTACTTGCGCACGATGGTCGAGAGAAAGGACGGTGCCAGATTGGCGCGATTCTCGTATGTGCTGCCACGCGTAACGACGACATCCTTACCTTCTCGTGCCAGCAAGTCCTTCAGCAACTTGACCGGCTTCGGCGTCGTCGCGACCACGCATTGCGGATGCCGTCCCTGTCGCAATCCGAACTGGAGCATGTCCCAGGCTTCTGGGTATCTCCAGGCGGCCAGCTCATCACAGACCGCCGCATCGTGTTGCGGTCCCCGCAGGCGTTCCGGCTCATCAGCCGAATAAGTCGTGGCAATGGCGCCGTTGGGCCATGTGAGCCGGCGCTTGGATGCTTCGTAGACCGGCCTATTCCATGACGGGCTCACGGCCAGAATTCCGGCCGGCCCCTCAACGAGCACTTCTCGCGCATCTGCGGCGGTCGGCGCCACGAGCGCGATGCGACCCGCATCGCCAGCCTCCACTTGACCGCGTACCCATTCGGAGATGGTCATCGTCTTGCCGAATCCACGGCCCGCCAGAATGAGCCAGACACTCCAATCTCCGAGAGGGGCTAGCTGATTCGGGCGCGCCCACCACCCCCTCCAGTCCCACTGGAAGTTACGCGTCTCCTCCGGGCTCAGCCGGCTCAGCACTTCCAGCTGCTGCTGCAGCGGCAGGCTGGCCAGCAACTCGACTGGCGACCGCTTCGAGTAGGGCGAGGTTTCGTTCTCGGGCATTGTCAATTTCGATTGGGCCGCCGTCCTTGCCGGTCACTTCCTGGACGACCTTCTCGCGCCATTCGTCTGGCATACGGTTGGTCAACCAGAGTTTCGCGGCCGAGGGGTCTGGAGCCACATGCTCGATGTAATCGGCATAAACGGGCTTTTCGGCGCCAGCCGGCATGAAGATCTTGACTGCCTGATGCGAATACCCAACGGCCCGGTGATAAAGCGAAAACTTGACGCGCTCATCGGCCAGCTCCTTGCCAACCTTGAGCGCCTGACGAAAATCAGGAAATTCCGCCTTCCAGCGATAGAGCGTTCGGACGTTTACGCCAAGCTCTTCAGCGACTTCAAAGTCCGTTGCGCCATTGACACAAAGATTCGCCGCTTTCTGACAGAACTCTGGTCGATATTCGCTCGGCCGGCCGACCGGGCGGCTTCCTTCCGTATCCACGTCTCAGCCTCTCAGCCAGCGCAGGATGCGGCGCAGGGCTCCCGGGCGGCTATCGGCGATGTCAGCCACTAGCGGCTCAGGAAGATGGGCGGTGTAGCCGGGATTGCCGACGGCGCGGCTCTCCGGCCGCTGCTGGTCGGTCACGGGGGTCTCCAGGGTTGCTATGGAACCGCTTTCGGAGGCTTTGTGCGCTCTCGAAAGTGTGTGGCACCTGTCGCAGTGCTCACCAATTAGGGTTTGGTAGCGGGGCCGGAGTTGCACCGGTTCTTCGGGTTATGAGCCCAATGTAGTGCTGTTCTACTATCCCGCGAAACTTTTAGCCGTTCTACCGTGGCGGCATCACCGCGTTCCGCCCATCAGCTTCTCGCGCGAGTGCTTGGCCAGCATGGCCTTGCGGTATTCCCGGCCCTGTTTGTCGGCCTCCGGGTCAGTGGAGCGCGCCAGATCGGCGGGATTGCGCAAGGGGCTGCCATTCAGGTAATGGCCGGCAGGGGAACCATGCGGCTGATGTCCGAGTTCGCGGATCACGGATGCTCCAATGCAAAAACCCGCCTCGTGGGCGGGTCGTTTGGGCTTGAAGGGTGTTTTTCTGGGCGCACCTTCCCCGATGATTCCCCGGAGGAAGGATGCCGGCTTTATGGGCGCGGCGAGCGGTAGCGCAC